CAGATAAAAAAACTTCAAGGCCCCAAACCAATGGGCGTTAGGTCAACCGTTTACCCTCCTAAAAAAACGGCATCCTTTAATGAATGGATAGAAGAGAACGAGGCTAGAGATTTCGAACGCATATGGGCGGAATTTAAGAATCAGATTAAGCAACACCGAACCCGCAACCTTTAAGATGGTATACGAACACGCAAATGAAGAACTCCTTTCCGATTGCTGCGGAGCGCCTAAGCATGGCGATTGGGAGATATGCGGCGAATGCTTAGAGCATTGCGAATTTGAATTAAGCGAAGAATAGAATGAAACTACAACCGAACCAGAAACCCGAAGACGTTTTACAAATGATGTACGATAACCTCGATCCGCTCGATCCTATTAATTGGCATAGAGATGAACTTGCTAGGGCTTGGAACCTAGGACGAAGCGAAGCCCTCCACGATGTACTAGCTACATTACGAAAGACTATTAGAGAGCGCCTTAAAGTAAGCCAAAGGAAAGAAGTAGAACAGGTTTTAGAGTTAATCAATATTATAGAAGAAAAAGTAAAATGAAAAACGAACTACTAAGCAAGGCTACCTCTATTGTAGAGGAAGCATCTAAGAGCCAGATTAAAAACGAGGCTATTGATAAGATGGTTAACGATATGAAATGGAGCATAGAGTACCATTCCGATAAGCTAAAGGAGTTAATTACCCAACTCGAACACGTTCTGCGATGAAAGATTACTACGATACCGAATCCGTAAAATGCGATAAGCCAAAGAAGGGAGGCAAGCAGAACAGTTATTGGCTTAGGTGTTACTATGAATATGAACCGGGAGAAAGAGAAGTAAGCTATTACGCTGACGGCTCAGGCTACCCCGGCTCTGATTCTGATGTAAATATCTATAAGATAACTATGCGCTTTGGCTCTTATGAATCTCAATGCATTTTGCATTTGATAGAAGAGATAAGTTCAAAGTTTGAACTAGAAGAATTAGAAGAGCAGATACTTAACGAACTCGAAGAGCGATGAGCAGATACGCACAAGAATTTATCTTAGAAGTACAAAAGGAGAACCCTTTTCTAGAGGAAACTAAGGATGCATTTACCGTTTCTATGAATCGGTTAAAGATGAAGAAGAGAGAACTAGCCTCTCGGTTAGGCATAACAACCGAAACCCTCCGCTACAAGTTGAACGATCCCGGAAAATTTACCGTAGGAGAATTTGTTGTAGCCTGTCAAGTATTAAACATAAACCCTAAAACCCTCAATTATGAGTGAACTAAAAACAAGCAAGGTAAAAAACATCCAAAGCCTTGGAAACAAAGGAGCCTATTACGTATGGGAAGTAGAAATGGAAAACGGCGATAGCGCCGAGATGTACAAGAAGAAGAATAATCCTTGGATAGAAGTAGGCCAAGAAATAGAGTACGAACTACGGCCCGCTCGGAATCCGAACGATTTGCCCGGCATGAACATAAAGCAGAAGGTAGGCTATTCCTCTGGCGGCGATCGAAATAATCATTTCCCGCAAGCGAAGGACGATATTATTAATAAGGCTTGGGCAATTAAAACGGCGGCTTTATGCTACGCTGGCCATTGGAATAACGATGGCCCTACAAAAAGCCCGGAAGGAATATGCCAAGACGTTATAACCCTAGCGAAACTCTATAAAGATGCGCTAGATGTATGGGTAAAGGAATGACTATCTCACAGATAAAAAGATTCCAAAGGCTAAGGACGGAACGCCGTGAACTCTTACTAGGGTTTGCGGCGGCCTCCGAGGCTACGGAAAAAGCGGAGATACGTAGGAGATTAACTATTGTATCTAGAACTCTTAGAGTAATTAGCGGATCAAATAGGTTCATATGAGAAGAGATGCATTCTTTAACATAGAACTAGCTACGAGGTACGGAATCGATACCGCCGTTATTACTCACCATATCGCGTATTGGTGTTTCAAGAACAAAGCGGAGAACCGTAACTACGAGGCGAATACGTATTGGACTTATAACAGCGTACAAGGATTACAGAAGATGTTGCCGTTCTGGTCAAACGATCAACTTAGAAGGCGCATAGAGAAAACCGTAGAAAGCGGCGTACTAATACGAGGTAACTTTAATTCCAAAGGCTATGATAGAACAACTTGGTATAGCCTAGCCCCGCTCATTTGGCAGTTTTACGAAATGGATTCGGCAACTTTGCCAGATGCATTTAGCAATAACGCGAAATCCAATATGCAAAATAGCCAAATGGAAGTGGCAGAATTGCCAAACCTATACCAAGGAGAACACAAAGAGAACCCAAAAAGAACCCCAAGGTTTGTAGAGCCTACTCTAGAAGAGGTTGTTTTGGAGTTTGAGAGTAAGGGCGTTAAACCAGCCGGAGATATAGCGGCTAAATTTGTAAACTTCTATACCTCTAACGGTTGGAAGGTTGGAAAAAATAAGATGAAGAGTTGGCCCCATGCCGTTAATACTTGGATTCAAAGAAATAAAACAGATGGAAGAAATAACACCGGGAGAGGTTTTAAGGCAGAGAACTTTAACGCTAACGAACTCTCCGACTTTATCGCCCAAGGTTAGCGATTCTAGTAGGGCGCTATTCGCTTATCGCTTTAGCGATGGGCCTCCCGTTCAACTCACACCTGAAGAGGCTTGGATAGGCGGTACAAACATCCAAACCGCTATAAGGTATGAACCCCAATTAACAAGGGCGTTCCTTGTTTCGGAACTAGGATCCTTATGCAAAATTGTTTCGGCGGGTACTACTATCTCCGACTCGCAAGAAATGGCCGAAGTAGTTCGAGCCTTAATAGAAGAGTTCCCTACGTTCAAGCTAGAGGAGTTTACGAGCGTTTTTAAGCTAATATCTCGCGGCAAGTGGAAGCTATTCAACCGGCTTAAATTAGATACGCTTATAGACTGCTGCAAGGATTGGGAGAAAACGAGAGCGGAAACAATACTAGAGCGTTCACATCGGCCTGATTACGATCCGTTTGAAAGAACAAGCGATAAACTAGCTAAGGAGAAAAAGGAATGGATTAGCCTTACGGAACAAGACCTAATAGATTTAGGACAAATCAAACCAAAGCAATGAGCGTAATAGAATTAGACGCGCGGCAATTATCTTACGGCGATGCGGATTTAATAGTAACAGATCCGCCTTATAATATTGGCTATAAATACAACGGGGCTTTTCAAGACAACCAAACACTAGACGAGTATCAATCTATTTTTATTCCAATGAAGGGGAAAAAAGTAGTTTTAATACACTACGCCGAGAGCATAATAAAAGACATCGTTCCAATTTTGGGAAATCCTCAGAGAACGGTGGCTTGGACGTATCCGAGCAACACCGGTTCTAGACAATGGAGAATGATAGCTTGGTTTAATTGCGAACCGGATTGGGCGAAGTACAAACTGCCTTACAAAAACCCCAACGACAAAAGAATAAAGGAACTCGTAAAAAGAACCGGCGGGCGAAAATGTCCGGATCATTGGGAGGTTAACCTAGTTAAAAACGTAAGTAAGGAGAAAATAAAAGACTATACCAACCAAATACCGGAGGAGATTATTCGCCGAATTATACTCACCACTGCCAATAAAGGAGATATTATAGTAGATCCTTTTTGCGGAACGGGAACAACGCTCGCGGTTGCTAAAGGCTTAGGATTTGATTTCCAAGGTTACGATTTGAATCCACTAGCTATTAAATTAACGACGAATAGATTAAAAAATGACCGAACGCCAAAGGCTGAAAAATAAACTCGATGTAGCCTTTAGCATCTTCATCCGCCGAAGGTTTGCAGATGATGCCGGGAACGTACGTTGCTATACTTGCGGAGTTACTAAGCATTGGAAAGCCGTAGATGCTGGGCATTTCCAAAGCCGAGGAAAGTTATCAACAAGATGGAATGAGTTAAATGTATTTCAGCAATGCAAGCATTGTAACGGATTCAAAAGCGGAGAGCAGTTTAAGTTCGCTAGGGCTTTAGATGCAGACTACGGAGAGGGAACAGCGGAAGAAATAGAGCGGCTTAGTAACCAGATGCGAAAGTATTCTATTCAGGAACTGCGCGATCTGTTAAAACATTATCAAAGCCAAAACAAGGAAAGCGATTAATTTCGTCCGATTTTTATCTAGTGAAACTCTCGGAATACCTTAGAGAAAACTACGATACGATGAAACAGATGGCGCGAAACATTGCGCCCGGAGATTACAGCGATCTAACGCATGAGGTAATCTTACAGCTATACGATATAGACGAAGCCAAATTAGCCCCGCTCATTGAGTCCGGGGCTATTCGCTTTTGGATTGTTCGGATGCTCATAAACAACTATCGAAGTAAAACGAGCAAGTATCATTATAAGTATCGGAAGCCAGCCGAAAGGCATCGGGATTTAAGAAGATACATACTCGCATGGTCGGAGGAATCGGATTACCAGATACGAGAAACAAGATTAGAAGCCATAGAAAAAGCAATAGAGGAAGCCCCTTGGTTCGATGCCGTTGTTTTTTCAGTATACTATGAGCAAGGCCATAGCCTAAATACCCTCGCAGAAGAAACCGGGATAAGCCGGCATACACTTTATAGCACAATCAGAAGAACTCAAGATGGGATCAAAGAAAAAACCAAAAGGGTTAGGTGACGTAATCGAAAAGGTTACTAAAGCTACCGGGATAAAATCAGCGGTTAAAACCCTGATTGGGGAGAATTGCGGATGCGATGAACGGAGAGATAAACTAAACGAACTCTTTCCGATGTATGAGAATATCTCGATGGATGCTAGACAAAGAACCATCTGGGAGAATCTGCAAGCGGCATTAGCTACCGGTAGATTACGAGGTAAGAATAGCCAACTTTTTAGAGCCTTGTACGATGAACTCTTTGAGAAGCGCCATACTTGGTGCGGATGCGGTAACGAAACACCTAGGCGGATTGAATCAGTTAAGAAGATATATGAATACAGTTGCGACCAATGAAGGAACTACAGATAGAGCGCATTCCAATTTCTGAGATTCGCGCGAACCCTACCAACCCTAGAGAACTCTCTAAAGAGAACTACGATATCCTCGTAAGGAGTATAAAGGATTTCCCTCAGATGCTAGATGCTCGCCCTCTCGTTATATGCGATGGGATGATACTCGGCGGAAATATGCGATACCAAGCCCTACTAAGATTAGGCGTAAAGGAAGTACCAGTAATCCGCGCCGATGAATGGACGGAAGAACAGCAAAGGGAATTCGTTATAAAGGATAACCTTAGCTATGGATCATGGGAATGGGATATGCTCGCTAACTCCAATGAATGGGAAGAGAGCAAACTAAAGGAATGGGGGTTACTCCTATGGCAACCAGAAGAAGAACCCCAACCTCCAAAGAAGTTCGGTACTATACAGATAGAGTTTAACGAAGACGATTACGAAACAGCCTCCCAACTGATCAAGACGGTAAGAACCAACGGGGAATATATAGGCGGAGAAGTACTAACGATTCTAAGAGAAAGGTTTAAGTAATGACTGACAAAATCGGACAATCTAAAAAGGCAACTATTCAAGCCCTAGAAAAATCTCTGGGCGTTGTTTCGGTTGCTTGCCGGGCGGTAGGCATTAGCCGCGATACTCATTATCGATGGCTTAAAGAAGATGAAGCATATAAGAGCGAGGTAGAGGCGTTAGGCGATGTTGCCTTAGACTTTGCCGAATCCTCTTTGCATAAGCTAATCCAAGATGGAGTACCCTCGGCTACTATCTTCTATCTCAAGACCAAAGGCAAGAAGAGAGGCTACGTAGAAACCCAGGATATCCACGTAACCGCTCAGGCATCAGATGCGCCGCCTTGGTTCGAAGTAGAGGAATGAAGAACGCGACTACCTACTACCAAGCGAAGAAGAGTAAAGCGCGGATTCAAGTTCATCAAGGAGGAACAAGATCTGGGAAGAGTTGGAGCATATTACAGATAATAGCGGAATGGTGCTATACGCATCAGAATTGGAATCATGTTATAACGATATGCCGAAAGACTCTCCCGGCCTTGAAGGCTACCGCTATGAGAGATTTCCTAGAGATACTCGATGGCGCGGGTTGGTATGATGTATCCAACCATAACCGTAGCGATCATACCTATAAGCTATTCGGAAACCTAATCGAGTTCGTATCGGTTGACCAGCCGCAAAAATACAGAGGGCGGAAACGGCATATGCTTTTTCTCAATGAGGCGAACGAACTAAGCCGCGAGGATTGGAGGCAACTTATCTTGAGAACTGCTCCCGGCCCGATCCTTCTCGACTATAACCCAAGCGATGAATTTAGCTGGATATACGACGAGGTTCTACCTAGAGAGGATTCCGAGTTTTTCCAAACTACCTACAAGGATAATCCGCATCTCCCGGAAGAACTGATACGGGAAATCGAGTTGCTCAAAACAGCCGATCCCAACTATTGGAGAGTATACGGATTAGGAGAGCGAGGTACTAGCCCGGCGGTTATCTTTCCTTCTTGGCATGGGGTAGATACCATTCCAGATAACGCCAAGCTAATAGCGCATGGTTTAGATTTTGGCTATACGAATGATCCTACGGCTTTGGTTTCAGTATACAACCGAGGGCATGAACTATTCATGCAATCGAGGCTGTACCAAACGGGATTAACTAACCTTGATATAGGAGATAAGCTAACCGAGTTAGGTATAGGAAGAGAGCCAATAGTAGCAGACTCCGCCGAGCCGAAGAGCATCGAGGAACTGCATCGATTAGGCTTCTCAGTTAAGCCAAGCAAGAAGGGGCCAGATAGCGTTCGAATCGGTATCGATATCCTTAGACGGCATCGGCTACACGTTACCAACGATAGCGGAGATTTAATTAAAGAACTACGTAATTACAAATGGCAAACGGATAAGAACGGCCAGCAATTAAATAGGCCCGAATCCAGCGGATGGGATCATGCTATAGATGCTGCTCGTTACGTATGCCAAAACTACCTAGCAACAAACAAGCGAGGAAAATACTTTATATCGTGAAGAGAACTATAACCGTACCGGAAACGCTTAACGATATTACGGTATCGCAGTACATGGAGTTGGTTAACCTACCGGAAGACTTAGAACCAAATAGCCAAATGGCGGAAACTCTGCGCATAGCTTGCGGCCTCTCGAAAAAGGATATCCTACATATGGAGAACGCCGATCTCGTAAAGATTATCGGTATCCTATCTGGCATTATTGACGGAGCAGATAACGCTGAATTTATGGAGTTCATAGAGTTGGACGGAGTACGCTACGGCTTCCATCCGAACCTAGCAAAGATTACCGTAGCCGAGTTTGCAGATTTGGAGATGCTTTGTAAAGACGCGAATAAGAACCTACCTACTATATGCGGCATCCTTTACCGTCCGGTTATAGAAGAGCATTCCGGGTTCTATGCTATCGAGCCATACGATGGAGAAGATAGGGGCGCGATATTCTCACTCGCTCCCGCTGGGCTTGCTTTAGGTGCGCTCGGTTTTTTTTTGTCCGTAGGGCTGAAATTGCAGAGCAGTTTGGCCAACTATTCCAAGGAGATGAAGGAGGGGCAATCTCTGATAAGTGGGGATGGTTTGCCGTTATTGTTGCGCTGGCGGGAGAAGACGTTACCAAACTCGAAGCCGTGGAGCGCCTGCAAGTTAATGTGGCCCTTTCGTTCTTGGCGTACCAACAAGATCTAAGAACAAGTAAAAGCATAAACGTTCCAACATGATTACAGTTAAGAACCTCATAGATACCCTAGAAACGGTATCTACCTCGAACTACTTTATCCGATCATTCAAAGCCGGGGAGATGAGCGAAGTAGACTTAAACAAATTGGGAGCAACTGATTATCCGTTATGCTTTGCCGATATAGGATCAGCAACTATTGAACGCGGCGCTC